CTTCGGCAGTAGTTGATTTACGATATTTTTCTAATACTAGGTCAATATCTTTGACTTTCTTTCTAGTTACTTTAGTTAAACCGATTGTTTCACCTTCTCCAACTTGAGGAGCAACTGTGCCAACCTCCATTTTATAGATTTTGATTGTTGTTCCTGAAGACATTGGTGTTAATTCAGTAACCCCTAATAAATCTTGTAATTCATTAATATTTGAACTGATTCTAGAAGTATAATCGATAGAAATACCTGGTTCTAAATCAGTTGTAACTGTTGTATTTGTTGGTGCAGCAAATAATTGTAAATTGAATTGTTTTCTCATATAGTTTTCTCCTTTTTTATCTAAATAATTCAGGATGTTCAGCCATTGCTTTTTGACGTTCAGTTCTATTTTTAATTTTTAGAATATCTTCTTTTGTCAACTCTTTTGAACCATCCTTTAATCGAGGTGTTTTCCCTCTTAATGCTTCAGCTACTGCTTTTTGAACAGCATCATTGAAGTTTTTAACAAAGTTTTCTACATTTGCCTTTGTTGTCTCAGCATCTTCAGCTACTAGATTTACTAATAATTCATCATTAACAACGATTTTCGAATCGTTTAAGATTCCTCTGGCAACCTTTGTCATTGCTCCAATAGCTTTTTCTTTCTCATAACCGGCGATTTTCTTTTGGAGTTCTTCCATTTCATGTTTTCTTTTTTCTTCTTCGGTCATGTTTTTTAATCGTTCAGCTTCTGCAGCTTTTGCGCTTTTTTCTTTTTGTCTTTTTTCCCATTCAGCAAATTTTCGATTGATGATGTTGTTTACATCTTCGTCAGTGTATTTTTTGTCATCATTTCCACCATCTCCTGATTTGTCTTCAGGATCATCGTTGCCTGGTTCACCATCTCCGCCTTCTTCAGCGAATAACTGTAAATTTAAGTTTCTTTTATGGGATAATAATTTTTCTAATTCTTTTTTCATTTTTATTTCTCCTATCCGTATCTTTTAGAGAGTTACACGCCTGCTCTTTTCCGTAGCTTAAAGTTTCCACGCCTGACTCATCCATATCTTTTAATGTCGTAAATGCTTGGACAAAATAAAAAGCACTCATTGTAGTGCTATTCTTTGATTTCTAATTGTACATAATCAGGGTAAGTATGACTTACCTCTCTACATCCAATTACAAAGCCATTAACTAATGTAATTGCTTTACATGTTGGATGATATATACCTATATATCCTTCTCCTTTTTCTAGAGAAGTGTTTATTTTGTTTGGTGTCAATTCTTCCAAACTATAGCAAAGCGTTTGTAAGAGTGTGGAAATTGCAGAACATACAATATCTTCACCACATATGTTGTAATTTGCATGACCAACACATTTAACTGCTATATGTTCTTTAGAGATTCCAACTGTAATTTTAATCATATAAATTCCTCTTTTAGAAAATAAAAAAGCAATCAACCTCGATTGCCATATTTCTTCTTATTCCGTTCTAATGATTTGGTTTTGGATTTAGGTGGTGGTACGTAGCAGCCATATTTCTCATGACGGATACGCCCACAAATCATACACATGTATTGAATTTTCTTAACAATAACATGTCTTTTCTTATCAAAATATTGAATAGTATGATATTCAAATTCTTGATGATAATGTGGTCTTAATCCTTCAGCCATAGACTCCCTCCTTTCTATTTTTTTGCAAAAAGAAGAGCAAGTCATTTAAACTTGCTCATTAAATACATTTTGTTGTTTTAAATGCTTCTTCCAATTTTGGAAAAATAGTTGCTATATAATTCACAACATCTTCATTATGAAATTGATACCCAAATTCAATTCCTGCTTCATACATAAAAGCATGAATTAATTCATGCCTTAATGATGTATTGATCATAACATCATCCTTATGCAAAAATATCTTTTTTTCTATGTAATCAACATATGCATCAGCATTATTTTTAAACATGCATGAATCTTTTTCATACAGCTTTTCAATTTCATAAGTTGTTCCTAAAATATTAACTTCCATGCCTACTCCTTAATTTTGAAAAAATAAAAACCGACTATTTGTCGGCTTACATCCAAGGTCTATTCCAAAAAGAAGGCCTTATTTTTTTGTCTTGTTCTTCATCAAGAATTGCTACTATGTCTTCCTCTGTATAATAAGGAGCAGCTTTTTTAAATTCTTCAATATGCTTTATAAATTCTTCTTTGCTTCCTATAACTTTAATATGAAATTGGTATTTATCGTAATCAATCATTTATCTTTACCTCCACTATTAAAGTGTATTTATCTTTTTCTTTTTTTACTTCACATATATTGTAGCACACACCTCTTTTAAACAAAACCTCATCTTGATTTTTATAACTTTCTTTTGCTAATGGTTCAATATACAATGCGCCTTTATAACCTTTTGGAATTTTCATAACAAGATTTACATCTCTTAATTTATAATCAAAGTTTTTAAATGATGTAGACAAATATCCTTTCTCTGTTTTCGTAGTACCTTTTAAACTAAACATGTCATTATCAGAAACATTTCTTTTATTTAGTAGAACTTTACTATCTATTTTTCGATATAAAATTAAATCATCTGAAATCTTTCCTTTACTTAGTGCATGATCTAACATTGCTATTTCCTTTTTGAATTTTCTTTCACGTCCAGTATTTAAAGCAAAATTAATTTGCATAGCAAGATTGCCAGTATATCTTGTAAGAATTTCTTTTTCACTTTTAGATAAAGATGCA